TATGTTTTGTATGTTCTCTTCACCTAATTTTTGTTTATTTAAAAAATTTACCAAGTCATCTACAGCTCTTGGGTTTAACTCTTTTGATAAATCTCCTTCAAACAATACGTCATTTAATTTTTTGTAAAACTCTACTTGTTCTTTATTAGTTGTAGTGTCAAAAAATTTACCTGTTCTAGGATATAATTTATCTACTTCTTTTGTGATGTTTTCTACTATCTCTCTTGCTCTAAAAGTATCTCTAGCTTTTAGCCCTGCTTTTGCCATCTCTGCTTCAAACACTTCTTGTGGTAGATCACCTCTAGGTCTAAATGGTGAACCAATATATTTATCCACCCATCTTTCAAAAGAACTATTACTGTATGCTAAATCTCTACCACGTTTAGCAAGAGCTTTACCTGCTGTTCCAACACCATATACAAATGGTGTAATAAATATGGACTCCGCTCCAAACTTTAATCTGTTTAATATTTTTCTACCTGCATCATCTCTACCCTCTAATTCTTGTGTGTCTAGAGCTGTTGGTCCATCAAAAAAATCTCCAAAAGTTCCTATCTCTTCTACATCTGCAACTAATGTTTCTCCTGTAGCACCACCAAAAACTCCTGCTGCAAATCTCTTTGTTTTATCTGGTATTCTATCGTTTAATTTTTTAGCTTGCTCCATGCCCTTCATGACATTTGGACTTTTAAGATTAGCATAGGTTCCTGTTTTCTTTGCTTTGATTGCTTTGTCTGCTAGCTTAGTAGCTAGTTTAAAACCTGCTCCACCTGGTATACCTATTTGTGTAAATGTTTCTACTAATCTACCAGCAACCCTATCTTGAGCAGCATCTTCAAAAATATTTACAGTGTCAAAAAATTTTTCTATATCTCCTGCCGTGTCAGAGTCTGCTCCAAGGTCCACGAGCTCTGCACCAAGAGATACAACTCCTTCTACAGTTTTTAATAAACCAGACGCAAATCCTGCACCAATTGATGCAAATATATTTGTATCACTATTTTTTTCTGCGGGTATTAAAGGGACAAATTCAGCCACTAGTTACTCCTAATCGTAGAAGCCTAGGCCAAAATCAGAATCTGAAGAGTCTTTTATTCCTTGAACAATTTCTTTTTGTTTATCACTTAGAATATCAAAACTTCTAGTGCTTTCTGGATCAGGTTGTATGTCTGTCTCATCATCTTTGCTTCTCATATCCATGCCTACTTCATAAGGCACAAAACCTAAAGCATTTGAGTCGGGATCTCTTGACAGTATAACAGTTTGACCTGTGTTTATATCGTAGAATACTTTACCTACTTTGTTTTTATTTTGTTTTGCAAATCTTTGTGCAGCTTTTGTGTCAGTTCTATCAAACTCTATAATACCACCTATTTGAGTGTCTCCAACTTTAGATCTCAATTCTGGTAAAACAATTTTTGTATATTTAGCTCTATTTGAAGCTTTAATCTCAGCGTTTGCCTCACCTTGATAATCTGGTAAATATAATTGAGTTAAGTCTTCTAATGACATACCTTTATCCATCTCGGCTATTTTTTCTCTAGATTTTATTAATTTATCTGTTTCAGCAGCTTTCGCAGCTATTTCTTTATCAGTCATAGCTTCTGTAAACGCTCTACCTTCTGCTAGTTTTTTATCTTCTCTAGCTATGTCCTCGTCTCTTATTGCTTGAGCTGATTGAAATTTTTGTAGTTGATTAAAAGGATCTCTTGCAGCTAATGCAGCTGTTTGAAATATATTACCTCTAGGAGGTTCCGCTAAAAGATTTAAACCAAAACCAGTTAAGAAACCTGGTAGTCCACCCAACTGAAAGTCAGGCATAGTCCCTCTTGAATATTCTTGTCTAGGTTTTTGATCTAGTCCTGACGTAATGCCGTCTGCTGAACCGCCTCTTCTAAACATTGGTCTTTTTAATACTCTGTTCATAATTAACTACCTGGCATTCTTAAACTTAAACTAGCTGGATTATTTATTGCTCCATAGATACCAGCTAGTGTTGTTCCAACTCCTAGTGCAGTTTGTAGTGGTGTAGGGTTAGGTATATTTGTTGTAGCTGTACCTGTTCCTCTCATACCACCCATGATACCAGTTGTGATATCTGCGAATCTATTTAATTCTTCTTGTGGTTGGAATGCAGCCATTCTTGTAGCTTCTCTAGTTGCATCTAGTTGAGCTTGTGCTTGCGCTTGGTTCAGTGCGCCCAACTGACCTAAACGTGATATATCTGTGCCTTGTAATGCTTGTTGTTGTGCACCTAGTTGTGCTTGTTGACCTGCTAGTCCTGATCTAAACTGTCCTAAACCTTGTGTTGCACCAGCTATCTGTGCTTGTGCTTGACCTAATCCAAACCTATTAGCAATGTCCTGCTGTCTTGCAGCTTGTGCTTGTTGGAATCCTTGTTGCAAGAGACCTGCTTGTAATAATGCACGTTCTCTTGCTGCCCCTGTGCCAAACTCTGCGAGTTGCACTCCCGCTCGACCACTGCCGAGCGCACCCAAAGCTGCTTGTTGATCTCTAATTTGCTGTTCTTGTATTTGCTTATTACGATCAAACTCTCCTAGTGTAGCATCAATGACTTGTTGCTGAAATGGAGACATAAACTGTTGTGTCTGGGCTGCTGTTGGTGCACCTGTTGGTATACCAGCTAAAGTTTGTCCTGCTTGTCCTAATTGAGCTAAAGATAATGTTCCTAATCCACTAGCCAAAGCAGCTTGTGTATCCGCTCTTTGCAAAGCTGGTTCAAAAGAAGCTAATCCAGTTTTTTGTCCAGTGACTGGATCTATTCCTGCGGCTTGTGCTCCTAATGTAGTTGCCGCTTGTTGTAATGCTGTTTGTCCAGCTACTTGTGGTGCAAGACCTGCTAAATTTTGTTGTCTTAATGTAAATGCTCTAGCTGCATCTTGTCTTGCTTTAAAACCTGCTGCAGTTTCACCTGGTTGTTGTGATATACCTGTGATACCTGTAGTTACAACAGGAACATTTTGTAAGCCTAAAGCTTGTTCCGATAGTTTTTTACCTATTTCTTCTACAAAGGGTGCGGGTCTATTTATTACGGTTTCTGTAGCCATTATAATACTTCCTCTAATCTTTTCGATGTTTGAAACATTTCTCGAGCGCCCTCTAAACCTTGCGATTCATCGGATACGTTGCCACCTCTTTCGAGGTTCTTCATCATGTTATACATAACTTCTGCGCCTTTGTCCACATCGCCATCACCTGCATTTCTAACTGCATCAGCTGTAAATACGAACTCATTCTTAGATAGTCTAGCTGGCACATCGTCAGCCTTTTCCATCCTACCTATTGGCACAAAGCCACCATTATCTCTTAAATCCATTTCTTGTCCGTCCATGTCTAGTAAGGGCATAGTCTTTTTAGCTACAGGTTCTTTTGATCCTTCTTGAAAACCTATTCTACCGCCATCTGCTACAAACTGGGGCTTATAAAAATCAAACTCACTACCTGTGCCTCTTACACTTAGTGATGGGTCTAGTCTCATGTTATAGTATTGTCTTAAAAATTCATCTTCATCGTCGTCATCTCCTTTTTTAGTAAGGAGACCTGATAGTGCGGAAACACCACCTATGGCTAAAAGTGGGTTCTTTCTAAAAAAATCTAAAATACCAGTTGCACCACCATAGTAATCTGATGATCCAGCTGCTTGCAAAGCTTTATTAGCTTTCATTGTACCAAGAAATTCTATGCCTCTTCCAAATAAACTTTTAGGACCAAAAAACCCTGTGCCTGCTGATCCAGCTCCAAACGGTATGCCAGCTAAACCAGCAAATAATGCAGCTTTACCTATTGGTGATTTAGCAACTTTTTTAAGAGTTCTTGATACACCTCTTGCTGCTTTCTTTAATCCTTTTGCAATACCACCTAAAAATAATTCTTGTCGTCCAAGGTCCATGATCCCACCTTCTGCAGCTAATACAGGGAGATTTTGATTTACCGTGCCACCCTCTGCTAAACCATATTGTTCAGCTATATCCGCTGCAATGTCCTCAAAAGGTTTTTGTGTTGCAGCTTCTCCTGGTTCAGTTAAAAAGTCTGATGGAATTAAACTTCTATTTGTTGGACTGATTCCAAGTGTTTGTGCGGCCGATCTTTGAGCATCAAATCCTTTAGTTGGAAATTTTGTTTCTTGTTCCAATAAATTTTCTCTAAATTTTTCCATGATATTAGCTCGACCTTTTTCATCAATAAATTCAGCACCACCAAATATTGGATCTTTAACAAATTTTTCTGCTGATTCTTCATCTACAATACCTAATAATTTTTCTATATCTTTTGTTCCATAAACTTTTGCAAGTTGTTGTCTTTTCTTTGGATCACCAAATATACCAAAACTTGCTAACTGTCTTGGAGTAAACTTTATGGCATCACTATCATCACCAATTGTTCTAACAGGTTTTTTAGTTTTAGTTGTAGTTTGTTGTGGGCTGTCATCGTCTTTTGATCTTCTAGCCTCTTCTCTTGATATGTCTCTATCTCTCTTTTTTTGTTCTTCTGATTGTTGAAAATTACCACCAAGAAAAAAACCTATTCTACCACCATCAGCTGCTATATCTCTTTTCAATTCACCACCTAATATTCTTATTGGTAAATTAGGAAAAATTAATTCATCTTCATCAGTTACATCTTCTTCTTTCATCGCTTTTGCCATCACAGGTATAATTGCATCGTCCCTGCCATCATTGCCTGTTGATATAATATTACCCGATGCATCTCTCATAAAACCAGCTTTTAAATTACCCATAGCATCAGTTTTACCTGCTAGTCTATCGGCCATATAGCTATCGTAAGCCTCTTCAATTTCTTCGTCAGTCATACCTACTATTGTTGATAAATCTAAACCAGGTATTCTTTCAGCTGCAATCACTCTTTCAAAGAATGGTCTATTAAACTTTGCACCAAAATCAGATATAATTTGAGCTATACCTTCTAAACCTTTTGATAAACCAAACCCTGGTATATTAACTTTTCTTCTAGTGGCTTTAAATTTTCTTAATTGTTCTTTTAAATCTGCTAATTTGTCTGGTCTTGTTCTTAAATCTGTTTTTATTTCTCCAGTTACTGGATCTTTTACCACTCTACGACCTTTGAAGTCTTGCTTTAGCATAGCATCTGCCATTGTGATAGCATCAGCGTCTTGATCATTATCTGTTGGAAAACTTGAGTCATCACGACTTGCTTTGTACTCCTCTCTAGCCTCTGCTGTATCTCCGTATTGCCTAGGATCATCTGCACCTTTTCCACGATATCCTTGTCTTGTACCACCAAATCCTGGTTGTACTAACATACCACCGTCTTCTAACATCTGTCTGAATTGTTGTGCTCTAGTTATTGCCATCGTACCATTCTATTTTGTTTCACCGAATAAATCAAGACTCGGCATTATTACTCTTACATCTCTTCTTATGTCAGACTCAGGTATACCCTTAGCCTTCCACTCTTCATCGTTCTTATATTTTTCACCTGTTTTAAGGTTAGATATCTCTTCTATTATCTTTTCTGGTTTTAGTATTTGCATTATGATGCTCCTCCTCCAAGGACTGTTCTAGGTTGTACTTCTAATATAGATACAATTAATTGTATTCTATTAGCGTCTGTTGCTTGTGCCTTTAATACTTCACTCTCCTGTAATATCAAAGGATTAGTTAATAACTCTGTTGTGGTGTTTGATGATATAGTTTTACTAGTAAATAAATTAAATACTGTGCCACTAGAGTCTGTTAGTGTCACAGTTAGAGTTGATCCTGATCCTGCATACTCTGATACAAGTATAGATCTAACAATAGAAGTAGTTGCAGTTGGCACAGTAAATATAGTTGTATTATCTGTAGATGTTAAATTTATTTTTTTGTTTATAAATCTATTAGCCATTATTGTGCAAAGAAGTTAAATGCTTCTATCTCCTCTTTTAATTCTTCTTGAAACGTAGTATTTAATTTTTCTATGATAGCATCTATGTCTCTGACTTGTGCTTCTGCTGTTCCTAAATCATACTCTTCACTAGGTCTTGTTAATACTTGTACTATTTTTGCCATTATCTTCTTCCGTCTGGTTGTATATCTAATCTAAAAGTTCCTAGCCTCCAACTTTGATTAGTTGATGTGTTTTCTATTTTAAGTGATACTGCTCTGCCTCTTGCACGAGTATCTACCTTTTGTGTGCTAGATGTTATATCAAATGGTCCAAGTGATGAGCTTGCTCTTGTATCATTTGGAAAGTTTCTTAAATTTAGTGTAACTCTTGTTGCACCTGTTTGTGAAATAAAGTCAGGTATAAATCTTCTAACTTTCATTATAAACTCACCATCTCCTCTAAGATCTGCTGCACCTGTGGTTTGACCAGTAGCACTTCTTCTCTGACTTATATCAAAATCTCCAGAAGATATGTTTGCAAGTATTGCAGTTGTAGCTCCACCTCTAACTTGATCAGTTCCTGTTTCATGTTGATAATATGTTGTTCTACCTTCAGTGTTACCTACAACATCAAAAGAACTATCGTTAGCTCCATCATATTCTGTTGCGTGTGGTGAACCAAAGACAGCAGAGTCCTGCCACATTGTTCTTGCCAATGTTCCTACTGTCCATACTGGTCTTTGTGGTGAAGAGTCAAAGTAGTTATATGCAACCATTCTGTTTACAACAGATGATGAGGAAGTTGGATAAAACCATATGACTTCACCAAAAAGATTGTTTAGTCCAGCAGATACCATTTGGTTACCAGACTCTAAATTTATATCATTATATACATGGTCTTCTACCAAACAAGGTAGTGATTCTAATTTACCAGCATATCTAAAGAAACCATTCTCTGACATCCAATACGCAGAACCATCTACTTCTACACATGCGTTCTGTCCAACAAGTCCACAGTTTGTACCTACTTGTGAAAAGGCAAATGTAAACGGAGATCCAACAAATCTTTGTGTAAACAAAGCTGTATCAGTCCAAACATACAATGCATCTCTACCACGGATAGCTCCTCTGATCTGTGATCCGTCAGCCAGTCTTTGTGTACCAGCTGTATTGGTTGCTGTTGGTGTATATGTATTAATATCCTCTTGGTCAGAGAATCTAATAAACATGTCATCTTGAGTTGCCGCATCTCCTATTGTTGTTTCTGTTCCATAAAATACTAAGTGTCTATCAGGTGTTGATACAACCATATGTCTTGATGCAGTTGGTGCACCAGTTATAATTGTAGCTCTTGTATCTGTAGCATTTGTTAAACTAGAGTCCCAAGAAAATACTGCGCTATCGTGTATTAAACAAATAGCTTTGTCACCAAAATTATCTAGTGACCACATACCTGGTTCTAATACTAAGTCTCCAGATGCAGCTTCACCCCAGCCAACAAAAGTAGTTGTACTAGTAATTGTTGCCCCTGCACTGTGGGCTGCTTTTGTAGTTCCACCCACTTCTCTAGTTACACCTGTAAGTTCTCCTGTTGCTGCGATACCCGTGTAAGATATTTCTTCACTATCTATTTGTAAAAAGTTTGTTCCTGCAGTTGGAAACTGTGATGCATCTACTAATATAATACCTGTTGTTGCTGTATCTGTAATACCATTTTGTAGTGTGGTTGTTGGATTACCAGCAACTGTACCGCCCCAAGATCCTAGCGACCAACCAAAACCTTTTGCTTGTACGGCTGGTCCTACAGGATAATAATGTTGTACTCTAATACCACCTGATGTTGTTGCACCAGATCCTGATTCATTTGATGGCATAGTTATAGTTAGTGTTGTGCTTGTGGGCACAGATGTCACCATAAATTTTTTATCTTTAAAATCTGCCTCTACAAAGTTTGAATTAGTAATTGTAGAAAAATTATCTAATAATATTATGTCTTGTGCAGATATGCTGTGTGGACTAGAAAAAGTTATTGTAACTGTCGGTGATCCATTGGTCGTGGTAAATGCACTTGTAAGCGTGGTTGTAGATTTAATCGGATGTATATCGTAATATACACCTCCAGAGAAAGCATATAAAATTCTGTTTGTACCAATGATAGCGTATTTTCTAGCTAAACTATTTACGAAATGATGTAGTCCTCGACCAGCTCCTGTGAGATTACTATCACCTAATTGCTTCCAACCACCTATTTTTTCTGGAATACCATAACGAAACCTGACATTATCACAGTCTGTCCACTGACCTTCTGCTCCTGTGTCTGTAATTTGTTTATTTATACCTGGCTGAAAACCTATCTTTTGTAGCATAATAATCCATTATACCTATTTTACAGTTAATTAATAGATTAAAAGCAGGGAGAGGGTGTGGTGGTGTCTCTCCCTACCAGTCTATTGTATAGACTATTTTGTAGAATTAGTCAACTTTGCACCCTTAAACCATGAGGGTAGACCTAGTAAAGGTCTTTTGTCTAAAGCATTTTCTTTTGCCATTTTAGATCCTGCTTTATTGTAATGTAAGAATACTTGACCACAGTCTTTGCCTGTGAACTCTTCTCTCCAATGCTCTAAATCGCATCCAGAATATATTAACATGTCACCTGGGTTTAGTTTTACTTTAATACCAGCTTGCCCTTGTTTACCAGTTGGGTCTAAATATATTGGCCAGTCATCACCACCTAAATTTAAAGTAGTAGATATTTCACAAGAATATCTATCTTTGTGTCTAGCTAATACATCACCCTTTTTATAAATTCTAGCATATGAATATGTTTCAGATAATTTTAATCCTGTATGTTTTTCCATAACGGGTTTTACTTGTTGCAACAAAGTCTCCATAGCAAGATCACCATAATGTGAATATGTGTTAGGTACTTGTTCGTCATGCCATATACCCCAGTATTCCGTAAACGGTGAAATGTATTTAGATTCAAATAATACTTTTGCTACATTTCTTTTATTTTTAAAATAACTATATACAAAATTTGCTAACTCTTTTGATATTGCATTTTTTAAAACACTGTATTTATTTTTTTTAAACGACATTTAAAACTCCTTTTGGTATCGCTTGGCAGTTCCAATGTATAAACCTAAATGGTTCATAGCCCATATCAACAATATATTGATGTGGCATGTAAGATGGAAAGAATATCATTCTGCCTGGTTGAACTTTATAATGAATTTGTGAACTTGCATATGTGACTTTTGATTTATCTTTTTCTGGTAAAAGATTCATAACATTACCTGGTCTTGGGTCTTCAAACATTGGCATAGATGTTGCCTCTGATGCTTTTAAAAAATAAAAACCAGATATGTGACCATTCCAATGTGTATGTAAAGTGTGATGTCCACCACCTTTTTTAGCAAACTCTTGCACCCACATTTCTGTAGTAAACACTTGATAATTTGTTAAATCAAAACCCATTTCTCCTAATAAATTATTTGCAGTCGCGCCAATATAGTCTTGTAGTTCTTTAAATTTAGGATCATTAATTAAAGTAGTTGAGTGAAACACATGACCCATATCTCCTTTATCACCAAATTTTTTATTTCTATTGTCTATTTGTTTTTTTAAATTTTTTTGTGCATCCTTTATGTATTTATCAGATGCCTTGTTTAATTTTTTTACAAACTTAGGTTCATCTGCCCACCATATTGGACATTTAAAATACTCTTCTAAATTTAATTTTGTTGGAAAACTCATTTGTATGGCCACCCTAAATTCCAAATAACCAAACTATATCTAGATCCTTTTTTTACAGGACATACTCTATGCCAAACAAATCCAGGAAATACAACTAAAGATCCTTTTGGTAGTATCTCTGTGCATTTTTGAATGTTTGGTTTTTTATCTGGATCTTTATCTCTAAAATCAAATTCTAGTTCACCACCTTTATAATCTTTTGGATCTGATAAACTTACAGTTACAGATAATTTTCTTATCTTACCATGATCAGGTGCGTTTGGGTTTTCCCTAATATAAGGTCTGTCCCAACTATCACAGTGCCAATCATAAAATTGACCTTTTTCATATTTTGTAAATTGACATGCCTCTGAATAATCCCATTGATAATTCCAACCTGCATTAGCATTTGCTTGATGAACGTATGGCTGTATTTCTTTATATATCCATCTGTCACTCATCCAAACAATATTTGAATTTCTTTTTTTCTTTAGATCTTTTACTTGTGCTTGATTTAATTTTTTATTACCATAACCACCAGTAACAGCCATTTGATCTTGTATGGATTTACCATACTTTACAATTTCATCACAGATACGCTCTGGGATTGCTGATTGAAAATACCAATAATAATTTGTTAGTTGCATCTTTCTATATCTTTCTTATATCAACAATTACATGACTGTCAATGTTATGTTATTGCTAATGTTCCAGTTACATTAAATGTGGCTATTTTATCACCACCTGGGTGTGTCGAAGTTGAATTACATCCTGGTGCAACTGTAAATGTTACACTACTTGGTCCTCTAACAACAACCACTCCTGAACCACCATTACCGTTAGGAGCATTCATTCCACCTACACCATCTCTACCAGCTCCACCACCGCCACCACCTCTATTAGCAGTAGCATTTCCTCCACCTGTGCTGCTACCTCCAGATTGACTTCCACCGTTTCCACCAGCTCCACCAGTTCCACATGGAGAACCTGAAGCACCAGTGTTAGAAGAAAAAGATCCACCACCTCCACCACCAGCATATGATAAAGAACTTCCTGTAATATCGTTAGGCGCACCCGCACCACCTCTTCCAGTTGTTGTTCCTGATCCAGAAACACCAGCTTCAGTAGCCCCTCCACCACCTCCAGCAGCTCCAGGGTTACTTGGGTTTGCAGCACGAATACCTTCTCCACCATTCGTACCTTGCGCTGGACTAAAAGGAGGTGTATTTCCTGTACCACCATTTGATGGCCCAGGTGTTCCAGTTCCTCCTCCACCACCAGAACCTCCGTTTTGTCCAGTTCTTCCACCACCGCCACCACCACCAGAAGCTGTGATCATGTCAGTTCCTTCAGTGGAACCAGGATTAATTATACTATCACTACCGTTTCTTGTTCCAACTTCATTTTCTGGAGTGATTGGAGATCCAGAACCTCCAGCTCCAACTGTAATATTTATTAAAGCACCTGGTGCATCAGTAATTGTTATTGAAGAAGCTCTTAATGGAGAAGGTCCAAAACCAGAGGCTCTGTATCCTCCTGCACCTCCACCACCACCCTGAGTAGCTCCAGCTCCACCACCAGCAACTACTAAAAAGTTTAAAGGAGTTGATATTAATCTTTCTGGCCATGTTCCATCTTGTTTGGCACTAAATTGACTTTGCATTGACCACACACCACTTGCTTTACTTAATTCTTTTACAACTGCAATACCTGAACCACCTCCACCAGATGTGCCAGGTCCATATTTTCCACCTCCACCACCACCTGTGTTTGCGTTTCCTCCACTTCCGTTACCAGCTCCACCACCACCAGGTCCACCTGATCCGTCTGTGCTTGGCGCACTTGGACCACCTCTTGATCCACCGCCACCACCTGCATATACTCCAGAGTTAGGTGTTCCTGGATAATCAGGACTTACATCTAATCCAGCACCACCATTTGCTCCATCTTTAGGAGGGCCTGCATCACTACCAGCAGCTCCAGCTCCACCGCCACCACCACCACCTTGAAAAGCTTGCCCTGCTCCTCCATCATTTCCTTGAGGAGGGCTAACAGGAGGTGTATTACCTGCAGAACCACATACACTATATTCGGGATTACATCCAAAATTTACACCACCTCCACCACCAGATCCACCTGCACGTCCACCACCTCCACCACCAGCGGCTGTATAAGTTGTTCCACAACCAACAATAGATGTGTTTGAACCAGTTACACCAAAACCTTCAGAGGGACCTGTAGAAGCACCTCCACCACCTATTGTAACTGGAACCGTCCCATTCGCATTAATTGTTAAATTTCTTAAACCACCACCTCCACCACCACCAGCAGATTGATTTCCTGATGAAGCACCTAGTGAACCACTTCCACCACCACCAACTAATAAAGTTTGTATAATTCTAGTTCCTGATTGAAGAGTTACATCACCAGATGATGTTTTGACAGTTTGTTTATTTTTACCAAACGAACTTTTATTCGTTTTTCCAATTACTCCGCCGTTTGATGAGCCAACTTTATTTCTTGGCATTGTGTCCTCCTATGCGGACACCCAAGCTGTGCCGTTCCAATCGTAAATTGTTGGAGTTTCCGCCTCGTCGTCTGATTTTTTTGCTTCCCAACCTTTTGTGTTGTCAGCGTTATATTTATCTTCGTTCCAAGATATTATGTAAATAACTTCACCTTCTTCTGTAATTGAAGGATATGTTATTGGTGCTTGCCAATCATCATTAGAGTCTAATGACCATGAAGCGTGAGGTTGTTGTCCTAAAAATTTATCTTTTACAGGATCATAAACCATACCTATTCCTGCGTAAGCTTTTCTAAAATTGTTATTGTAAGAAGTTTGTTTCCAAATACCACCTTTGTAT